TCACCGATCTCTCCGACTACGGATTTGAGATTGAACCTCTTGCCGAAGACGCGGTTGTGCTTGAGGACCCGATCCTCGGAGATGGTCAGGGTCTTGATGCGCAGGACTTCACCGATCTCTCCGACTACGGGTATGAAGTTGATCCCCCGATTGACGACAACAACCCGGAGGTGTCTCCAGCTGCAATTGCGCTGGACGAGCAGGACTTTACTGACACTGCCGACTACAGCTCTCAAACAGAGCAGACCATACCGGATAACAACCCGGAACTGGCCCCATCGGCACTTGACGACCAAGACTTCACGGACACGTCTGAATACGGGTTTGTGCAGAATGCTGGTGATGAGCAAGATCACCATCTGGGGACCGGTGATGGACTGGATCAGCAGGACTTCACCGATCTCTCCGACTACGGGTTCTCTGTTGATCCGTTGGTCGAAGACTTTGTGCTGCGCGAGGACTTCATCCTCGGCGATGGCCAAGGCCTCGACACGCAGGACTTCACGGACCTCGATGACTACGGAAGCTCTGTAGACCAGCTTTCCACGGATCATGTGGACTTCATCCTCGGTATTGCCTTGGATGATCAGGACTTCACGGACCTCACGGATTACGGGTCCACTACTGAGCAGGCAATCCCTGACAACGACCAGAACTTCCGCCCCGATATGGTGGCTCTGGACGATCAGGACCGAACAGACTTTACAGACTACGGGGTGGTGGTTGATCCACTCACTCCCGATCTGGTGGAAGATTTTGCGCTTGGAGACGGCACCGGCCTCGACACGCAGGACTTCACTGATTTTACCGACTACGGGTCATACACCGCTCCGCTGGTGGATGACTTCATTGCCCCTGAGAATTTTGTTCTTGGCGACGGTCAGGGTCTTGATGATCAGGATCGTACCGATTTTACCGACTACAGCTACGCCTCGTGGCTCACCCCCGAAGACGTCACCATTGTGGTGGTCAACGGGGTCGACATCACTGTCCAAGTCGGATGTTTCCATGTCTACGGATTTGGAGCCATCACCGACCCCACCACGGTTTGGACACCCGCATCAAATGCAAGCACCACTTGGAATCAGGTGGCAGACCCCGGAACCCCGGTGTGGACTGTCACTCCCAATGGTTCAACCACTTGGTCGGGTATCTCCGACCCAGCGAACCCCGGATGGGAAGAGGATTGTTGATGTATGCCTAGCACCTATTCAGACAACCTGAGAATCGAGCTGCCCGGCCTCGGCGAGCAGACGAATACTTGGGGCACCACCATGAACACCAACCTTGGCACGCTTCTTGAGCAGGCCATCACTGGTGTTGTCACGGTGACGATGACGGACGCCAACTACACCCTTACAACGTCCAATGGTGCCTCCGACGAAGCCCGCAATGCGGTTCTGGAGCTCACAGGAGCGCTGACGGCGCAGCGCAACGTTACCTGCCCCACCAAAGACAAACTGTATCTGGTGTACAACAACACCAGCGGCGGGCAGAGCATCGTCATCAAGACGGCTGCCGGATCAGGCATCACGGTTCCCAACGGCAAGAAGCGCTTTGTCTACTGCAACGGCACAGACGTTGTGGACGCCGTGACAGACCTTCCTTCCGGCACCCAGATCGGCGGTGTCGATGTCGTCACGCTGTCAGCCTCCCAAACGCTGACCAACAAGACCCTTACATCCCCCACCATCTCATCCCCCACCATCTCATCCCCCACCATCTCTGGAACTTGGTCATTCAGCGATAGCGTATTCCGCATTGTGGACAACGCTGACGCCACCAAGATTGCCGCTTTTGAGGTGTCAGGAATTACTACTGGCACTACTCGCACCATCACCGTTCCAAACGCCTCCTTCACGATGGTCGGCGCCGATACCACGCAGACACTTACCAACAAGACCATCACCATAGCGGACAACGCGTTTACCATTCAGGACAATGCGGACGCCACCAAGCAGGCTGTTTTTGAGGCTTCCGGGATCACAACTGCTACCACCCGCACATACACCCTTCCAAACGCCTCTGGCACCTTCCTGCTGTCCAACGGGGATGGTTCATCACTTACCGGTATCAGGACGCAGGGCAAAGAGACCATCTGGCTACCGGCCTCTGCCATGACCACCCCAACCACCAACGGGGCGGCGTCTGGCACCACCAACGGTACCAATGTGGTGTACAAGACGCTCGACTTTGACCAGACGACTTCCGAGTCCGCTCAATTCCAGATCGCTATGCCGAAGTCGTGGAACCTCGGGACCCTCACCTTCATCGCATACTGGACGGCATCTACTGGCTCCGGAACGGTGACATGGTCTCTGGCTGCAGGTGCGGTGAGCAACGACGACGTCCTCGACACCACCTTTGGAACAGCGGTCACTGTAACAGACACCCTGCTGGCGACTGGGGACCTGATGGTTGCGGATGAGAGTGGGGCAATGACGGTAAACGGATCACCTGCCGCAGGTGACCTTGTCTGCTTCAAAATCCTTCGGGACATCTCTGACACGCTTACAGGTGATGCCAAGCTTCTCGGCATCAAGTTGCTTTACACCACCAACGCGAGCAACGATTCGTAATGGCTCTCGCGGTCAACAACCTGACAGGATTTGGCAGTGGTGGGGAACAGAGAGAGATAACGTTTCTGCAGGAAACTGTGGATGGCGCTGGAACAAATACATACACGTTCTCTTCTGTAAATTTTGGTGCAGCATCAACTCTGCGCACAATTGTTGTTGGCGTTGCTGTCTCATCCAGCGGGTCACCAACATCAGCAACCGTAACAATAGGTGGCGTGTCAGCCACAGTTGTCGCCACAGTTTCAGATGCTGACATGGTAGATTCCATGTCGCTCATTGCTTATGCCAGCGTGCCGACTGGAACGTCAGGGGATATTGTTGTTGACGTTGATCAGGTGTGCAGGGTCTGCAGAATTTATACCTACAGGGTTATAGCAAGCACATTTGGCGTTCATGCAACAGCCACTGATGCTGGTGTGCTTTCACAATCCGTAAGTCTGGCTTCTGGCGGGTCAATAATGGCTGTTAGCGCGTGCGCAAGTAGTGTTGCAACGGCAACATGGACTGGTGCCACAGAACAAGCTGATAGCACAGGAGATGAGGCTGGCTCTTCTGCCCTTTTGGAATCCAGCGCTTCGTCTCCAGTGACAATTGCGTGCACGTGGTCAGCCGGGAACGCAAAGACAATGTCAGTGATATCAATTTCATATGGCTGATAACCACCGCATGTCTCTGTGCAGAGGGGAGCATGAGTGGAGTGAGCCAGTCAAGGCGTGGCCAAACTACAGAATAAGGCACTGTTTAAAATGTTCGGTTGCACAGGTGTGGCATGACCCTTGGACAAAGGAAGAAATAAGGCTGGCGAAGATAAAGACATTGGAGATAGGTGAAGGAAAATGAGCCCCCCAATAGAATTCATTCTCAGCGTTACAGCTGCAACACTCATCGGCGTGGGAAGCATCGTGGTGGTGCTCGACACGACTGCAAAAAAGCCTGCCGCAGGAACCGAGAAGAACGTGGAATGTGTAGTTGTACATCAGGGTGAGACAGTAAAATGCATACCGAGGATTCTGGGAGAGACGGAGATCACACCAGCTCCGGGTTCGGTTACAACGACTCCGCCAGTGGTGGAGAAGCGTATCGAGAAGGTGGAAGACGCTTTGGACAAGATCATGAAGAGGCTGGATCAGATCGAAAAGAAAGTCGAAGAGAAGAAGGAGTAATCAACGGAGGTGCTTTGTTCAGGCAGCTATCCCAGCTTCCTGTCATCATCACTGCTGTTGCCGGAATCTTCTCTGTTGGTGGACTTTACGTATCATTCAGCGGAATGCGTGAAGACCTTGCGAAGCACGAGGCCAAGCTCGAGCTTGTTCAGGAAAAACTCTCCTCAGTTGATCTCACTGAAGTGAGGGGTGTCAATGTCAGGCTTACCCGGGTGGAAAGCGCCCTCATCCTGATCGACAAGCAGCTAGACAGGATTGAGCGTAACCTCGACAGTCGAAGGTAGAAATATGCCGTTCAGGAAGTTGCAGTTCAAACCGGGCATCATGAAAGAAGTCACTCAGTACGGTTCCGCGCCCTACTGGTGGGACTCTGATTATGTCAGGTTCAGGATGGGTTATCCTGAAGTCATTGGTGGATGGGATAAGGCAATCAGCGCCCAGATGCTTGGGAAAGCCCGCAGCCTCCACACTTGGACAACTCTCTCAAACCTGAACTACATCTTCATTGGGACGCACAAGAAGGCATATGTATTTGATGGTGGTGAGTACACCGACATCACTCCCCTCCGGGAAACTCAGGCACTCACTGCAGACCCAATCGCATCGACATCCGGCGTTGGAACCATAACCATTACTGACACTGCCCACGAAGCTTCGGTGGGGGACTTTGTCACCATCTCTGGCGCCACGGCATTCAACGGACTCACGTCAGCTCAGCTGAACCAAAACTTTGAAATTGTTTCAGTTCCAACGGCGAACACTTACACGGTAGAAACCGGAGGAACGGCGTCAGGCACAGGCTCAGGAGGTGGTGCTGGCGTTACCGCAGAATACGAAATTCCGGTCGGCCTCGACAGCGCGGTATTTGGTGGCGGTTGGGGCGCGGGCCCCTACAGCAGGAATGGCTGGGGCGATGGCTACGACGGCTCCGTTGCGGGAGCGCAGCTCAGACTCTGGTCTCAATCAAACTATGGCGAAGACCTGATCTACACACCCCGTGACTATGCCATCTACTTTTGGGACAGCTCCGCTGGCGGTAGAGGTTCGGACCTGAGCGCGCTTGCAGGTGCCGACACAGCACCAACCATCGCTAAGGAGGTTCTTGTTTCCCAAGAGCGACACGTCATCGCCTTTGGGTGCAACCCTGTAACCTCCTCCACTCAGGACAACATGCTTGTGAGGTGGTCCTCCAAGGAGGATTACCTCGATTGGTTCCCTGATCAGGAAAATTCTGCTGGCGACCTCCGCATTCCCATCGGTGCGAGCTTCATCACGCAGCAGCAAACGCAATCAGAAATTCTGGTGTGGACGGAAAGCGCTCTCCACTCCATGAGATACGTTGGCGCTCCGCTCTACTATGGTATAACGACCATCGCGAACAAGACCACCATCATGGCGCCAAAGGCAAAGGCTGCTGTAGGCGATGTGGTCTACTGGATGGGAGCTAACAAGTTTTACAAATATGACGGTAGGGTATCCACACTGCAATGCACCCTTGAGGATTATGTATTCACGGACCTCAATCTCAACCAGAGGTGGAAGGTGTACGCCGGGTCGAATACGTCTCATGGCGAAATTTTCTTCTTCTACCCATCTGGGTCATCCGAAGAAGTCGACAGATACGTCTGCTACAACTACCAAGACGACCTCTGGTACGGAGGATCGCTCACCCGCACGTGCTGGCTGGACCGCTCTGTTTACAGCTATCCTTTCGCGGTCGACCCCAACGGATACGCCTACTTCCACGAATTCGGACTCGTAGACGGATCAACCAACCCGGGCTCTGCAATCCCGGCCTACATTGAAAGCGCTCCCTTCGAGCTTGGCGAAGCCGGGGAGCGCTACATGTACATGGACCAGATCATTCCTGACTTGACCTTCAGGAACTCTACCTCAGCAACCCCAACA